CACTATATAGTGTAAGTTCCTGCTCAAGTTTATCAATTTCTGCTTGTGCGTCTGTTCGAAGTTGATCTGCATTCATTGTTGTGCCGCCTTGAGGCCCAGCAATTTGTGTAAACTTACCACGTGCTTCTGCTAACATAAGCCTAGCATGTGCAAACGCATAATCTTTAATCCAAGGACCACAATATGGATCCTCTAATAAGTTTTCATCAGGTCTATGATTATACACATGCAAGATAACATCATCATTTGCTTTAATCTTTCTATGTATAACAAGTTTATGATCCTGAACACGCCACGTAAACAATAGTTCTGCCCCAAAAAGCCTACCCATTGTTTCTCTATACTGGTGCATGAAATCAAACATTGTTAGTCCGCCAGGACGGTGTGCGCCTAACATATAAGTGTTTAAGTATGCCGCTTGAAATGGTTCAATGTCATTACCGGTTCCGCTACTAACGCCGGTTGTCCTACGGTATATATCTTTCACTTCGATTATCTCAGAGGGAAGTGTATATTCTGCATGGTCAACTTGTAGTTGCAGGTATATAAAACTTTCCTCAACTGAATTTTCAGCTCTTTGACGGTATTTTTCGAAACTCTTTTTAAGAGCAATTTCATAATGGTCTGGATCTAACTCGACATCGACCATTCCTCCGCCGAGTCTGATCTCCATTTCTTTTATTGCATCATCTTTTTTGGACATACTTATTCTCCTGTGCTAGTATTTATTTAAAAACTGCCAGAAGAACTGTCTCCTCATTGAAACGACCGTTAAGTTTTGTTTCTGTTGTCTTTAATGCACCAAACTCCTTAAGAGTCTTTGCTTTAGTTGTTTTTCTGACAACATTTAACGTTTCTTTTGGTTTTCTCAATGTTTTTTGTAGACTTTGTGTTTCATCAAAACGTTGCAATGTAGTTCCTCTTACTTGGAACCCATCAGCGTCTTGTGCTACATAAATTCCAAGTTTACGATTCTTACAGTTGAAAACTACGGCACAAACCGCTCCGATTAGTCCACTTGGATTAACACTAGCAATACCGTTATCAGTATCTGTTGCTCTTAGTTTAAGTTTAGCAACTAATTGGTCTGCACTTTTTTCTTTAACCCTACGCGGTTTTTTAGTGGCTTTCTGAGTTGTAATAATCATATCACAAGCATCAATAATTTTCTTGTAGAGTTCGTATGCCGCTTTCTTTTGAGCAGTACTATAATGAGCATAGCCTTCCTCAAGTTGACTTAGCATATCCTGTTCATGCTCAGTCATTTTTTTGCGTTGTGTGGAAGTTGGCATGTTTAGTAATTCATGCATTTCATCATAGCAACCTTCGTAATAGTTTCTAATAATTCTAGCATGATTTGCTTTTGCTGATACTTTAACAAGAACCTTATATGCATCAAACTTTTTAACTACATTAGGATCTTGAGTTGTAATGAACTCATCAATTATTTCCTCAAGAGGATCAGTCATCCTATATGCAGTTTCTCGCATAACTTCTTGAATTGTTGGCTTATAGACGTTTGCTTCTGCTTTTGCTTGTGCCTTTGCCTCTGCCTCACGTTGTTCTACCAACGGAGCACCCTGTGCAATTGCTTTATCAATAGATGCCTTAACAAAAACTGTGGTAGGCTTCATTTCGCCACTTGTTCCAGGAAGAGAATCCCAATATTCTGCATGTGCTTTGTGCAAGTCTGGCATTCCATCCAGAAGTAGTTTAGCATATATACCTACTGTAGGAGTGATTGTACCTGCTTTGGCAGCCTTAATTTCATTAGCAGTGTAACCATTTTTCTTCATCCATGTATATGTAAACAAAACAAGTTCGGCGCCTTTTACATTATTGTATAGGTCACTGGATGCTTTACCGCGTTCATGATGAAATTTTTTGCCGTCCCATTGTTCAGATTGTTCCCAATCTACACTATACAATTGGCCCTTCTTACGAATAGCCGCTCTTTGCTTCTGTTTACGAGACTTGCGTGGTACTGAAATAGCCATATATCAACTCCTGTGTTATTTTACGCTATATATTTACTATATAGCCATAATTTAGTCTTGTCAACCGCATAAATACAATATAAGGAAAAATCTATGCCAAGACTTAGTTTATATAAACCATACAAAAGCAACGATTACAAATTTATGGATTGGAATATCCGTGAACAGTTTGATATCGGTGGTACTGCAATCCACGTACACAAGTACTTAGGTCCTAAAGAACAGGCAAGCCAACAAGATGCTACAGAGCCAAACTATGGCAGTGGTTTAGAAAAAGATTTGTTCAGTGGAGAAGAAATTAATCCAGAAGGTTGGATTAACGAAACCAAAGTTCAAGACTTACTGTTTATGGAAAACAGAGATCGTAAATACGATCCTGATGTATATGAACTTCGAGGAGTATATAACGTTAGCGATAACGATTTTGATTTAACTCAGTTTGGTCTGTTCCTAACAAACGATACACTATTCATTACTTTCCATATGAATGATATGGTTGAAAAAATGGGTAGAAGATTAATGCCAGGAGATGTTTTAGAGCTTCCGCATTTAAGAGATGATCTATTACTAAGTTATGATAAAGACGCTGTTAATAAATTTTATGTTGTGCAGGATGCCGCTCGTGGTAGTGAAGGGTTTAGTCAAACTTGGATGCCACATATTTGGCGTGTTAAAGTTGCACCACTAACAGACACACAAGAATACAGTGATATACTTGGGACTGCTGATGATCCAGATAGTCTAAAGAATGATATATCTATGTATAAAACAGAGATCAATATTAGTGAGGCAATTATTAAATCGGCTGAAGAAGCAAATCCAAATAACTTACCATTAAAGGACCACTTATTTGGAGTTGATGAACCTGCAGAAGTTTATGAACATGGTGAAACACTACAAAGTGGAGATCAATTCCCAACACAACCAAATGATGGCGAGTATTTTGTGAGAACAGACTTTAAACCAAATCGCTTATTTGTATTTCGTGGTAGTAGATGGCATAGATTATATGATAATATTATGGACAAAACCTGGAGTGATAAAACATACAATGCTGGACAGTTTGTTAACAATGAAAGTACAACAATTGTTGATAACCAAGAGTTCCCAGAACGTCAACCAATTAGTAAAGTTATCAAACCTAAAGAGGACTTCTAATGGCACAACAATATTTTTATGATAGACAAATACGCAGATATATTCAACAATTTATTAGATTGTTTGGCGGATTCAATGTACAGATGGGTTTAGATGAAGAAAAACTTCCTATATATCAAACAGTGCCTGTACGTTATGGTGATATTAATAGGATGGCTGCACATATTACTAGAGAAAACAGTGAAAATATTATGAATACTGTGCCTTTTATTAGTTGTTATGTTACTAATCTGAATATGGCTCCTGAAAGAAGAACCGATCAACAACATGTAGACAAAGTACAAGTATTTGAAAAGAAATATAACGATGTTACTGGTGAATACAATAATGAAATAGGTAATAGATACACTATAGAAAGACACCAACCTGTTCCTTATAATTTAGAAATGAATTGTGATATTTGGACAAGTAATACAGATCAAAAATTACAATTATTGGAACAAATTATGGTACTGTTTAATCCTTCATTAAATATTAGAACGTCTAATAATCCATTCGATTGGTCAGCATTAGCATTTGTAGAAATGACCACAACACAATGGAGCAGTAGAAGTGTAGGTAGTAGTATTGATGATATCATTGATGTTGCCACACTAGGATTTACAATGCCTATATTCATTAATCCTCCTGCTAAGGTTAAACATCAAAAACTTATATACAATATCATTAATGAACTATATAGTTTAGATGATGAAAATTTAGATGCGTTTAAAGAGCAAGAACCTTTTGATCCTACAACATTGCAATATACAATTATTACATTAGAGGATAGAAAATTAAAATTTGAAGATAGTGAAGCCTCTCTATTAACAGAGCAAGGAACAACATTAAATCCTAATACCGGACTATCACTAAATTGGGCTGATGAATTAAGACCTTTTGGAGAATTACGCCCAGGAATTAGTCAAATACGTTTACGAAAATCTAATGATCCAAGTGACAAAGCAAATGATATTATAGGACGTTTAGATTTTCATCCTACTGATCCTAATAAACTTGATGTCACAATTGATACTGGTACGTTGCCAACTACTACAATGAATCCTATTGATGCTATTTTAAATCCTCAAAGCAATTACCCTGGAGATGGTTCTGTACCCGGTGCAGTTATTGGTCAAAGATATCTAATAACACAGTCAACTCCACTGAGTGGTTACTGGAGTGGTATACAAGCAGATAATAATGATATACTTGAATATACTGGTGGAGGTTGGATTAAAGCATTTGATGCTGACACTATAACTAACCAGCAATATGTTAATAATATTGCTACTGGTAATCAACTAGAATGGACTGGAACCCAATGGATAAACAGTTACGAAGGAATATATAATAAAGGATACTGGAGATTATATCTCTAAAATGACTCAAAGAAATAACCTAATAAGAGCATCAGGTTGTTTATTTCTAGCAATAGACACCGGAAGAGTGCTATTACAACAAAGAAGCGGTGATGCTAGTCATCCTCGTACATGGGCGTTTTTTGGTGGTAAAGCAAAACCAAAAGAAAGACCTGTACAAACACTACTAAGAGAGTGTGAAGAAGAATTAGGCGTTGTGCCTAGTGTTAATAAAATATATCCACTAAATCAATTTGTAAGTCCTGATAAACGTTTTGAATATAACACATTCATCATTGCCGTTTTTGAGGAATTTTTGCCTATACTTAATAATGAGAGTGATGGGTACTGTTGGGTAAAAATAGGAAATTGGCCTAGACCGTTACATCCTGGGGTCAAAGCACAATTATATAATAAAGAGATAGTTACAAAAATAAAAACCACCCTCGAGAATGCCTCAGAGGATGGTTTAAATTGGTTAGATACGCTTTAGTCTGCACTAATACGTTTTTTCATACTTTCAACAAATTGTTCACGTAACCATTCAAAGTCATTAATTTTATTTAACGCTTCTACATTATCTTTATTTTCTTCACCATATGTTTTACCTTCTAAAGCACCTTTAATACAATAACGACCGAAACGAGCACCATTATCAATTGTAGTCCACGCTTCAAGCCTTTCTATAGTCTCTTTATCTACTTGGTTTGGATTAACCTTACTCGCAAGTTTAACACACTCACGAAATGCACTACGCCAAGTTCTATAAGGATCTTTATTAAAGTTTGTTACATTGCTAACATCACTTACTGGTTGATAAAAAGCAACTCCTGTACTAAAATCAGGAAGGTTATGTCCCATTTCTAATAACTGTTGTTTTGGAAACAGTTTAATTCCCCCGTATCCATACTCTAATCCGTTAATTGGATTACGAGCACTCCATACATATGTTGTATTGCTACGTTTAGCAAGTGGAGGAATATAATCAAACTTAAAAGAACCTAGCACATCTGCATCGGCGTCTACAATGTATACCATATCGGTTTTACTACGTTTGGCACATTCTTTGTGTGCTTCACCAATACCCTCAACATTTTTAACATGTTGTGCATCAGAAAAACGTTCTTTTAATTTTGCAAAATTTCTATCTGCTTCTGCTTCGTGGAAACTAATCATAAAGATGTCAAAGTCAGCATCATGATTTGTTCCTATAATTTTATTTTTTAAATACCCATGTGCATATCCACCAGTTGGTACTAGTTTAATATCGCCCCACGAGTATGAGCGGCCTGTTCGTTTACCTGATCTAGGAAACTCGTGTATAAAGTTAAGTCCGTCTCCATTAGGTCTATAGTGCCAAGGGAATTCTTCTCTTAAAGTTGCTTTTTCTATTTCGATTGCATTTTCATCAATAATCCAAACCATTTCAGATTCTTTTTGATATTCTAAACCTTTAAGTAAAAGATTATCAAAACCATCAATACGTGGACCACTGTAAACTGGATAACTTTCAAAAATATGTTTCTTTAATCTATCCCAAGGCGTAACAACACTTTGACCTTTAAACTCTAGCATACTGCCTTTTGCACTTCCAAAATTTAACATTATTATTCGCCTTTAATAGTAAATTCTTTTGTACCAATATGAGTTATATGTTTGCTTAAATCTTTATCTAACATAACACTAAACCCTGCGTCCTTCGCTTTTGTACAAAAGTAAAAATCTTCACCAATTAGATTGGTATAATCGTCGTTCCATATGACACTAAAATATGGCGCTTCCATTGTTTCAAAAACATTACGTTTTACTAACATACACCCCATACCAACTGCGGCAATTTCGTGTAAGCCTGTGCCATCATATGCCCTATACTCTAAGTTATTTACGTCCATAAATGCAACAGGATTATAAGGAGGAACTCTAGTACTGTAATTACATGCTACAATATCTGTATCATGTGATAGTAAAGCCTGTATAGTATGTGTTGGAAATGTCATATCACTATCAAGCCATAATATGTGTGTGCAATCTGTTTCTAATGCTTCCATTGCTAACT